CAGAAATAACCCAACATGGTTTGGTTAAGTTTATCATACTCAGGATAGCGAAACACATCATAACGCTGTGTATTCTGATCCTCTCCAAAAAACATATATTGTTTTGTGAAGTCTACTTTATTTTTGTTAAAGACTGTTTTAGCCAATTTTGGTTTCTCTTTCTTTTTCGTCATAACTCATTATATGTTGCAAGCCTCACACTCTGTATCGTCATCGGATACAGGAACAGCCTCAACGCCATTCGAGTGTCCATTAATATGGCCGTTAACATGCCCATTCATAGTACCATTCATTGTAGCACCATTTACTTCTGTGTCAACCACGGTTTCTTCCAAACCCTGTGGTTGTACGTTATCTTCCTCACCCTTGAAGTCGTAGGTGTTTTGATAATATGATGTCTTCCAACCCATCTTGTAGGTTGTCAGCATGTCTTTCATCATTACACTCAATGGAACTTCGTTGTTCTCGAAGTGTAATGGATTGTATGACCAGTTACCTGAAATAGACTGATCAAAGAATTTCTGCATTGCGGCAACAATATTAATGTAACCTTCATTACCTGGCATATCCCAAAGTAGAGTATAGAAGTTCTTTAACCTGTTATACTCTGGAACAACCTGTTTAAGAGGCCCCTTCTTGGATTTCTTAATGGACAGGAATGCTCTAGGTGGCTCGATACCGTTTGTTGCGTTTGACACAACGGAACTGCTCTCCGATGGCATTTGTGCGGACAGTGTTGAGTGGCGTAGGCCGTGCTCTTTGATATCCTTCCTAAGATCATTCCAATCATATTCTAGTTTCGCCTTGATCACGTCGTCAACATCTTTCTTATATGTGTCAATAGGAAGAATGCCGTCCGCATATTTAGTGCGGCTGAAATATTCACAAGCACCACGCTCCTTGGCAAGTTCATTACTTGCTACTAACAGATAGTATTGGAATGCTTCAGAGAGTTGATGCACCAACTTCCATGCATCCTTGTCATCATACTTAACTTTATTCTTTGCAAGATAGTGTGCAAGTCCGATGTAGCCAACTCCTAGTGAGCGTCTTGCCTTGGTGCTAAGTTCAGCAGCCTTAACAGGATAACCTTGGTAGTCAATAATTTCTTCCAATGCTCTAACTGCTAGATCGCATAAATTTTCTAATTCTTCTAAATGATTAATCAGTCCCACATTAATTGCGGAAAGAATACATAACGCAATTTCTCCCTGCTCATCATCAATATGTTGAATAGGTTTAGTTGGAAGTGTAATTTCTTGGCATAGGTTGCTCATGTACACAGGATCCTTAAATGAACTGTGCGAGTTTGTATGATCGACGTTCATTATGTAAATGCGTCCTGTTTCAGCACGCTCTTTTAGTAGGTCGCCGAACAGTTCCATTGCCTTGATCTTTTTCTTGCGAATGGATGTCTTGCGCTCTGCTGCTTCATAGGCTTCCTTAAACTTTTCGTTGTCTCCTGAATAGAATGCATCATATACTTCTGGGACTTCGTGAGGCGAGAAAAGAGTAATGTCTTCACTGGCCAGCAGTCTTTCATAAAATAGTTTGTTAATTTGAATTGAGTAATCTAGTTTACGAACTCGATTATCTTCTGTGCCCTTGTTATTCTTTAGCACAAGAATGTCTTCAATTTCATAATGCCAAATAGGGAAATGGGTAGTTGCGCTACCTCCACGCACACCATTCTGTGTGCATGATCTCACTGTTGCTTCGTAAACTTTCAAGAAGGGAACAACACCCGTGTGTGCTACTTCGCCTCCTCTGATTTTTGCGTTGATCGCCCTAATGCGGCCCGAATTAATTCCAATACCAGCCCTTTGAGCAATATAATAACCGATAGCGGAATTGCTACTAAAAATGCTAGGAAGAGTATCATCGACGTCAACGAGAACACAACTAGCAAACTGCCTAATAGGAGTACGCACTCCGGCCATGACAGGGGTTGGGATGTTGATTTTAAATAGTGAGGTCGCGTCATAGTATTTTTTCACGTAGGTTAAACGTGTCTCCTTTGGGTAGTTTGCGAAGAGAGTGGCTGCAATCATCATATACATAAATTGTGGCGTTTCAAAAATGTCGCCATTTGATCTATCCTGACAGAGATATTTGTCCACTACTTGACGTAAACCGGCATAGGTAAATTCTTCATTGCGATCATGTTTGATCCATGTGTTCATCTTCTTCAATTCTGTTTGCGTGTACTTGTCCTTGATAGCAGGATCATAGACGCCACGCTCAATATTCATATCGATGGTATCAACCAAAGAAATGTGTTCGTATCTGCCGTAGACTTTTTTATGTAGGCTGTACAGTAATAGTCTTGCAGCCGCATATTGATAGTTGGGATTTTCTAACGAAATTAAATCGTTAGCACTTCTAATCAGAATGTTCTGAATTTCGTCTGTTGTCATTCCGTCATAAAATTGTAAATCGGCGTTCATTTCGATCTGCGATGATGAAACTCCTGATAGACCTTTGCAGGCTTCTTCTACCACGAAATGCATCTTGTCTAGATCTAGTCTTTCTCTGTCGCCGGAACGTTTTGTGATGTATATCTCTTTTGTCATTTTGCCTTCTCTTCTTTCATTAATATGTAGTAAGGGTATTTATCAGATGCATTTCTTCAACCACGATTTGATGGCTAAAAAATGAAGTGCTACAATGCCCTACGGTTGCATATAATATATTCTTTATAGTTTAACAAATAAAAAAGGATTGAACAAGTGGAAATTTGTTCAATCCTTTAATATTCTATCCACAGGATGTTCTTGTGTAGTTAAACACCATAGGTTACATCAAACGAGATGTTTCCTGTTTGACCTGTGGAAATAGGATTCTTATAGTAAATGACAATGGTTTCAATGCCGCTGTCACTGTCATTGTCTCTGAGTTCAGCATCAAACTCAAAGTTCGACATAATTCTTCCGCCTTCCGATGCCTCTGAATTATCCGAATATTGGTAACTGTCAGTGAACGATAATTTAGAAAGATCATCACCAACAAGTAATGTAAGTTTTCCGTGCCTAATGTGAACGCCTAATCTAAGAACATAGTTTACAGTAATGTAATTGTTCAGTGCAGAAAAAGTTGTTACTGGTCTAAAACTGTTTGATAGATAAATTTGCGAAATATTCTTATTTAAAAATTCTACCTTATCACTGTTATAGACTTCTGTTATGTTTGGTATAGTTTCTGATGTAACAATTCCTGCGGCCTGTTGTCTATCATTAGTACAGGCAATAACAAGGTTGTTGCCACTTTCACCAAACGATACCATAGACCAGGAAGGATTGTCTGCTGTATTATTTTGGTTACCGCAGTTTTTAAAATCGCATCTGAAAAACTTTGTTCCAATACCTGCTGTTGAATACCAAACGTATCTGCCAACTTCCTCAAATTTACAATGTTCTAAATTCCAGTTGTTTTGCTGTCCAGCAACACCGTTTACATATAGTGCTGTATCGTTTATCATAAATTTACTGTTGTTGAAGTCTACAGCAGTATCTGTTACAATGGTTTGATTTGATTTTACTGATATCTCATTTGCTTCAAACACACAATCATTAAATGCAATCTTGTCTACCTTAATACCAGCAACGGTATTATTCCAGAATACTGCCGCAGGATGAGTAGATAGTACAATCGAAGATGGTGAAATACCTAGGTTGTATTCTCCCTTCCATCTAACTCCGTTAAATGATGAGTTGCGAACTCCTGTAAGAATGGTCTGGCCGTTTGCTCTTCTTATCGTTAAATTTTCAATTGTGATGTTTTCTGGTCTGTCACTGCTTGAAAATGAATTTGAACCAGTACCTGCCGCAGTAACAAATCTAATGTTACGATTGTCAATATGTAAAATTGCTTGTGCTTGTGTTTCGCCTCTAATAATAGCATTGCTAGGAATTTCTAAATCAGTTGTAAACAGATATTCTCCGTTAGGAACCTTTAATACTTTCTTGTACTTGTCATCTGTATTTCTAAATAATTCTGTAAGGGCATTTCTAAATGCGGTCGTACAATCTGTTGATCCATCAGGGACTGCTCCAAAGTCTAAAACTGAAACTTCAATCTCGTCAATTTTTCCTAGTAATGCTCTTGGCTGTGAAAGTGTAATGCTAGGATCGTCTGATGCAAATCTATAACTGGATGCTAGTTCTAGTATGTTGTCGTGTTCTGTAAGTATCTTGGTGTTACCAACATATGGTGCGCCTTCTTGCACGGAACCGTTACCAATGTATAGTTCCTGCGAATCGACGGCCCACGCTAGTTCAGCAGAACTTAATTGTGGAACACCACTATTTGAATTTTTCTGTCCTCTTCGGATCTGTATTTTACTAATTTGAACGACAGCCACTTAATAAACTCCTGATTTCTTTTTAGTATTTATCCATGCTGACAAATAAAATATGTGCAGATATTAACTGCTATTATAATGCAGAAAAAATACGATAGTTTAGATTGGCTAGTTCGCTTTGAGCAAACTTGATTAGAGTTTCGTAGTTATGATCTACTATTTCCTGTATTTCTGCAGGATTATTTTTTACTTGTTCTAATAGTTCTCCAGCACGTTTTACTAGTGTATCACTGTGTTCCTTGGTAATGTCTCGCGATTTATCATAACTTTCGTCAATGAATGCTTCAAAAGTTTTAAAACCAATTGCTTTAAGATAATCCAATAACGGAAAACTTGCTCTCGCAATAAACGGATGCCTGTTAAGAATAGGTCTATAAGTTTTTTCAGTTATGAACAAAGAATTGTTAGTTTCGTGTGTTTCACAAATAAAACTAACAGAGGTGTTGTCATACACACTCGTGTCGTTGGTCCATCCTTGGCTGGAAATGCCATCTATTTGATTAAACGTTTCAACGCCATCCACCGGACCTTGATTATGCTTTAAAAAATTTAAGAATTCTTCGCTGTGCTGTGAAACATCCTGCGGCATTCCTAGAACGCTAAACAATGTGGAATCTTTTAAACTACTATCAAAAAATGATTTTAGTATCAGAGACCTAGAAGGTTTATCTATCTTACCTACGAGTAAATTAATCTTGTTAGGTCTTTCGTCAACGTTAGTTTGACTTGATGGCATGTTATCAATAGCATGGCGAACCGCTGCCGAAACAGCAAAAAGATCAATAAACACAATTTGACTAATGTGCTTGTCCATCCATTCTGCATAAGCACTTCTATTTAAAACAAACAAAATGTCTTTTGCATCAATTCCTAATTTTACTATCTGTAAAATTTTTTTATTATAATCTGTTTCAGACAATCCAGTTTCATAAGAATGATCTACAAGTAATTTTGTTATTAATGCCTTATTAATTCTTTGTTCGAATATTTGTTTTTCTATTGCCGATGACGAAAAGATATTGCTGTCTACATATATAACAGCACCTTGATAATCGTAGGCTTCTCGTATGTCCTGTAATAATCTATCAGATGGAACCAAACCTGTTATAAGATTTCTATTAGGTACCTGTCCTTTTTGATCTACACAATAAAACTTGTAGTCTATCATAGGCTCTTATAGTATTCCTCTACTTTGTCTAACCACATATCTCTGTACTTAGGAAACGTTTCCTCAGTTACTTCAAATTGTTGATACTGTAGATCTCTTGAACACATGAATACTACACCTGTCTTTATGTCGGTTCCATATACTTCATTGTGTGCTAGTGCGTATGCTACTAACTGTAGTTTATAATCCTCAACCCATTCTTCCTTCTTGGGCTTGTTGGTTTGCTTGTGATCCATGATTGCTGGCTTGCCCTTGAACACCCCGCATAGATCTGTTGTGCCTGAATACAGTCCTGGAAAGTATAACGACTGTTCCATTGCCCAAACTTCGTCAACGTGCTTTAAACCGTTTTCAATAATTACGTCGGCCATTTTGTTTGCCTGTACGTGTACGGGATTATTACCTGGTTGCCTTTGCATTCCACAAAGGTATCTTTCCAAGTTTCCGTGCATGGCAGTTCCTATGCCGGCGGCTTCTGTGGTAATTCGTTTTGCATTTTCCTCTCCAACTCGCTTCTTCCATTCGTTCAAATGGGTCATGTCCTTTGTGCTGCTAAGGATGGTTGTTACGCTAGGAAGTTTATCTCCTTCAGGAGTAAGGTACACACGTTTGCGTGTAACAGAATCATTTATCTGTTGAAGCTCTTTGTATTGGAATCTTTCAACGAACGGTGGTGGGGTCATAAGTGTAGTTTCATCAGTCATACTGTATATAGTACAACCATTATACTAATTTGTCAAGAGTGATTAGGAAGTTTGTTGTGCCAATTGCTGTGGTGCTGCTGATGCTGCCGTTTGGTCCACTGCATCCTGGCTGGATTGGTCGCCCTGTGGTGCTTCTTGGTCTGCATCAGGTGCGCCCGGAACATTTAATTCAATTCCATCTGCGTTGAAGTTTTTGACTAGGTTCTGTAGTGCTGGTGAACTATCATACATCGCCTTGAATGTTTCATAGTCTGCTGCTACCGAAGCATCATTTGATTTTAGGATTTGATTCAATCCTGCCCAATTTAGTTTGGCTGGTGCCTTCTTGGCTGATGCACGACCAATTAAATTTTTCAATACCACAACGTATCTATCAATCATTTGGTTTGGTGCAAATTCTACAAATCTCATTACTTGATGCTCGCTAGTTCTTTTTGGAGGTCCATTAATTCCTGTTGCTTGGCCTTGATTTGATCCTGCAACTCTTTCTTTCTATTCTGTAGGTCAACTGCCTGTTGTGCCATCATCTTGGCTTGTGCCTGAGGATCGGTTGCAACATTTTGTGTCTGTCCAGGAACTGTTGGTGGAGGTGTCGCTGCACCTGCTCCCGGAGGGGGAAGTGCATCGGTAAGTTCTCTATCTAGATAGAACTCCGATAGTTTCATAATTAACCTGCTAGTGTTCTAAGCAAACGTGATTCGTAATTAATTGATTCGCGCTGTTCTCTACCTGCGGTTTCAATTCCGCCTGCTGCTGGTTCTGCTGTTGCAAAATCATCTGCTGGTGCTTCTGCTGGTGCTTCTGCGTCTGCTGGTGCTGCCATGTCAGTCTCGCCACCTTCTTCTGGTTCTGCGCCTAACATGTCACCTGCTGTTTGCTCGCCTGCTAATACGCCAACTGCATTTGAAAGTGTTTCTCTAGTTTGTTTTAAATTTTCCAATGCTGCTTGGATTGCTGGTGCAGAACTTTCGATGAATGATTTTGATTCTGCTTGGCCAATTTCGTCTCTAATTGAATCGCCTAGTTGAAGAAGTGTTTCGTTTTCCATGCTGGAGATCTCTTCAATGAATCGGCTCAATCTATCAACCATTGTCTTTGCTGTGACGATCGCACTAGCCTGCTGGATCTCACCTTCTGTAACTTTAGTTTCCATTTCTTCTCCGGAGTTTGATTCTTCTGTGTTAATATCTTCTGGGATTTGAAGACTGTCAATTGCTTTTTCTTCTCTTTCTGATAGTTCTCTGTTGATTGCATCCAGCATCCATTGTGCTTGATGGTATGCATCGTTTTCTAGATTCTCGTTGAATCCAGATTGGCTACGAGCCTGATGAATTTGTGTTCGCAGTTTGTTACGTGCATCCTCTAACTTAGGAGCATCAAATGTAGAAAAATCAATTTTCTTACCAAATGCCTTGTGAATTGATTCATTCACCTTTGCTGCTTTTGTTTTAAATAAGTCTTGTGTTTTCATTGTCCTTCTTCCCAGATGTTATATTATATTTATTCAAAACCGTGCTAAATCTTCTGCACGATCCTTGGCAAATACTGCTTTTTCTTTTGCTATTTCATAGCGTGTCCACAGTATTTCTGCCCTTGCTTCGTTATTACTATTTACTGCTTTATGATAGTTATCAATAAAATGTTTGCTGTCAATAAAATGTTTGCTGTATTCTAGGTCCAGATCGTATAATTCCTTGCATAATCGCTGGTTTTTGTTCCAGGCAACTAGGTTGGCTATTCTTATGGCTACTGCATTTAGGCTGATGTGCTTGTATAATACCTCACCGTTTCTTACTATGTTCTTGAGTGCTCCGTCACTTTGGATTAATACGTCACCAACCAGAATACCCTCGGGTGTTTTAACGGGCAGTATGGTACCCTGATCCAAGAATTTCTTGTAGGTGTTCTTAACTAACTGTTCAAAACGTTTGGATACGTCACTCATAAAAAAAGGCCCCTTAGGCCTATATTTAAACGTTTAATGATTTGAGTGCTTACATCTTGAGCAGTATGGTAACGATAACTGATGCAACTGCTGCAATTACTGTGCCTGCTGTTCCAACTAGAACCTTTGTCATTGACTTCTGACCATGCACTATATCTTCGTGGATGTGTTCAACTTTCTGTTCAAGTTTGGTCATGCGGTTATCTAACTGCTCATAGCGAAGAGCGCACAGATCCACGTGTGCTTCCAAACTTTCTTTTTCTAAACTTGTTGTTGGGCTTGACGCCATCTAATATTCTCCAAAACTCCCCTTCTCCTGGGGCAATTAGTAAACTCTAAGTTGGCCTAATGCGTTTTTATAGATAGCCTAGTGTGTGCCTTTGATACTTTATTTATCTCTTTCGGATGAAAACAGTTTGCGTATCAATGCCTTTATGCCCGTCAATTCTTCCTTAACTTCAATCATTTTATCCGCTGCCTTTTCAACCCTTAAGAACATATCCTTGATCACAAACATAACCCAAAACCACCACACAGCACACACACCGCTCATTATAGCCACGCCAACATAAACTATGTTATGGGCGTCTGTGTGTAAGCCATACAGTGATAATAGGAAGCCGAACAACATAAAGAAGATCGTGCTAAACATTATCGTGTTGTAATATAACTTGTTCATACTAATATTTAATTAATATTGGGAAGAAATAATAATGCCAGTGAATTCTAGGATTCGTCAATCCAGGTGTTCTGATTACCGTTTATGGTTAGGAAAAGGCACTTGTTAAATTTAACGGTCTCTGTTAAATTTTTTATGATGGGTATTCCGTGCAAGTCCTTCTTGAGCAGTCCTGTGGTGTCTCCGTTGTACAAGAACACGTCATCTCTTTCTGCTTCAAACTCCCAAATCCAGTATGCGGTATCATCCTCAATTACACGCTGAGGATCCTTATCCCACTCCACGTTTGATCTCATGCCAATGCCCTGTAGCAGTGCATTGAAGTTTGATTGCTGTGCTTGTTTGAGTTGGTCAGGGTCAGCCCTATCAGGATTGGACCGGGTGATGTCGACTGTGGTTTTGATAGTGTAGCGTGCCATACAGTCTATTTACCAGTCACAAAAAAAGGGCGGAAAATTTCTCTCCGCCCTTTGGTGTTAAGTTAATTAAAACTTAGATTACGCTTTTAAACCAGCGAAAGATGATTCAAGTGTCATTGTAACACCTGATACACCACGGTATGAAGAACCAGGAGTTAATACACCTGTTCCTTGAACTGCAACCATTGCATCGTTAGTGTCTTTTTCAAGACCAACAACTACAACTGCGTCGTCAGTACCTTTAACACCGCCTGCTTGTAATGCATCTAATACTGATTGAATTTCTGCATCAGAGATAGATGATTTTGCTAGTTTGATAACGCGAGTTAAACCTGCAATACCATTAGTATCGCCGTTTGCGTTTTTCTTGTTGTCGCCTAATTCAGCAACACCTGCGCCTGCGTTTGAGTAAGTTTGGTATACACCAGAACCATTTGTTAAATCTGCCATTTTAAGTTCTCCTTGTTAAAATATACTCCCGCTCAGGGAGTGGCTTTTTTCTTAGCAAATGTATTTATCCAAAAGCGGTAAATCTAGGAGTTATGGTGTGTTTTTTGGGGATTTTGGTGGTTTAATCGCTTCTAAACGGTGTCCAACGGTCTCTAGGCACTAGTTTTACCTTGTCCTTGGTCTTGACATAGCCTTCACCACCTGGCTTGCCACCCGTTGTTGCAGTAACATCGCCTTCTGCTTGATCGAGTTCAGCAATGACCTCGTTCTTGGCTTTCATCAATTCGGATATCAAATAAAAGATATCCTTCATTGTTTGTTCCTGCGTCTTAGCAATATTTAGTATCTTCTCTTGTTTGTTAGCAGATACCTTTGAATTTTGAAGCCAATTGGTAAAACTGTTAACATTAAGGTCTTCCAACTTCTTGGCACGGCTCATTTGATTGAGGAACGTGTAGAATATGTCTGCTAGGTCACTTAAACCTTTCTGAGGAGTAAAGAACTTCTTGATGTTGCCCTGCGCCGAGTTTGCTACCTTTTCAATGTTGCCCAGGTTGTCCGCATTGACTGCTGGTGCCTTGCTCACATACTGCTGTCCTAGTACCACCAACTGTGAATTACCATTGAACTGTTCCACGTCACTGATAGGAGTTCCACTCTTGTCACCAAAGTATTCATAGGCATTGTGTGCGGCAACTGCTACCTTGCTCTTGCCTATTCTTCTGCCCAATGGACTAGTGGCCTTGACATTGTAGGTTGTTTGATTTGGAGTAAAACTAATGTATCCATCGCTGCCATCATATGGCTTGCCTGGATGGTACAGCAGGTCTCCATAAACGTAGCCTCTGTAGTCTGCTGGTGTTGCCTTTTCAAAGATGGGCCAAAGGTCTGCCATGTCTCTAGCAAACTTCTCACGCCATGCTTCACCCTTGCCTCTGCTGTTGATAAACTTTTCTAATTCTTCTGGGCTGCTTGACTTTCCTTCTTCACGTCCCCAGTTGTTCTTGCCCACCATGCGGAATGTTCCGTCATCATCACGTCCCCAGTAGACCGTAGGATTACCGTCCCACTTGATGGCAACGTCCGAACTATCCTGTTCCATGTTCTTGAGTATTTGAACGGCACGCTTGGCACCATCGTCTGGATTTGTAAACACTAGGTCTTCCAGATGATTGAACTCTCTGCCTACTTTCTTTTCTTCTGTTAAAAATTCAAATGCTCTCATTTTTTAATTAACTTCTTTTGTTTGTCTGTTTTATCCACATAAGTTGCATGCGGTACTTTTAAATTCTTTTTGCCATACACATCGCCTATCTTGTGCATCTTACCTGGACGCTCAAATGCACTGTATCGGATGTCTAGTACTTCACTTATCCTCATTGACGATATCTATCATTTGTCTCATCCAACCTATTGTGCCGGGTTGGAAGTTTTCTACCTGTCCAGACTTAGGCAGTTCAAGACCATCCTTCTCAAATGTTTCTCTGGCATCTGCAACTAATTCCTCGTAGTTGGGTAACTTTTTAATGTAACCAATGATGCCTTCCACTGAGTCAATTGTGGATGGAGTTGCTGTCTGACCCAACAGAGTTTTTGCAATCTGATTGGGATCCTTTGTAATTACTTCGTTTGTTTCTCTGTCTATTAAACCATTGTTTGCTGACCACTTCATATCCTTGGTTTTCGCTATGCTGGCAAGCAGGATGTGTCTATGAACACCTTTGAAGGAACTGCCTTCACCGCTTCCCTGTAGGCTAAACTTCATCCATTCAGGATCACCAAACATTAAATCAGTTTGCACAAAACCATTTGCTGGGTCACCCTTGATTGGAGTTTTAAAGTGGACTGAAATGCCTGACTTTCTGATCCACTGTTTAACATCTTCACCTTTGTGATTTTTATTAACGTAGTCTGCTAGTTTGCTTTCCAGGTCTCCTTTTGTAGTCTTAGTGCTGTCAACGGCAACATCAAGATCTCCACTGTCTGCTTTCTTGCCAGTGGTTCCGAGCATGTTATCCGTTAGTTCTAGATCGACGATGCCTTCCAACCATTGCAGTGTTGGAACGACATCAGCCTGCTGAATTCTCTGTGTTGCGGCGTTGCCCTCGGCGTCCTTGAATATGTTTCCGCCTTCTTTAAGTAATGTTCGTGTCATTCTTGGATCTCTTAGATTCTGAAATTTTGCGGATGCCGCGGGTAAATTTGGAAACGTCTGCTCCCTTAACGCTATTAATAAAGCGCCTTTCTAGTTCGGATGCTGTTTCAGCATCGTAGGTCTTGTGTATTAGTTCCATAAGATTGATAGCAGAATTGATGATGTTGGCCGCTCTGGATTCTATGATAGCCTCTGAGTCCTTTCTATCGGCAATCTCATTCAATTCTTGCAGTATGGATCTAGTCTTTACTTTCATGTCGTTTCCTGTTATCTTGTATTTACCCTTTTTTACAATAAATTATATACGGCCTGATTTCCTTTGTCAACCTGATGTTGACAGACCCATGCAAAAATAGCACTACAGTCATGCTATATTTATGGTTGATCTTTTTGCTGCGATGCATTATATTAGTATAAATACTGATGAATAGAGCAGTGACCCTGCACTATTTCTCACACAGACACTTGGATAGACAAGCGCATTATCCATGCGTTACA